AGATGCTAGCACCCCCAAGCAATACACTGTTTGCAGCGAAGCTAGTTTGTCCAGTTCCCCCATTTGCAATAGGGAGAGTGCCTGTAACGTTTGATGCAAGGTTTACACTAGACAAAAACAAGGAGCTTGAGTTATCTGCCCCACTAAGATCAAAGCTTGCTATCCCAGCAAGATTACTAATGTCAATATCTCCCTGAGTGACAGACAGAGTAAGGTCATTAGTATTTTCTGTGACAGTAATACCTGTACCCCCAACAATGTCCCGTTGAGAAAGTACGCCTGATGAGAAACTTTTAACTACAGATGCCCCTCCACCCCCAAGAGTAGTAATAGTTTGAATAGCTGCAGACAAGGCGGCGAGCTTTGTTGTGGTAGCCCCATTATCTATTACTAGGTAGTGGCCCCCGGTTAAAGAGGCGGCTGATGTTGAACTTAAAGAATTTATTGTTACGTTGGCCATATTATTAGCTTGTTTTGAGGGTATCCGGATTTGCTCCTGATTCTACTATATTATCTCCAGACTGTGTAACTATCAAGTACTCTATAGGAACTGGGGAGCCTCCAATTGGTGGATTACTTGCGTCATAGTCTGTCCCAATAACATCCTGATTTGCAATAGTTACTATACAGTCTCGGCATTCTCTGGATACATAATCTAAGAATGTGTTTATTATTTTCCAACCTGTTCGGGCAGAGGCAGTTGCCTGTAGGCAATCTTCTTCTTTATCATCTTCTGCGTTTTTTTGATAATCTATCAGAAGATATGCGATTAGGGTAAGTTTTACGTTTTCAATAGTAGAGCACTCTAGACCGCCCTTAATTTTTTTAAATAGGGCGTGGTGGCGACGATCAATACACGTGCGTAGTGCTTCGATCTTGTCTACTATCTCTTGGTCGTTATCGTAGCTTCGTACAGACATTAGCATCCACATGCGCAAACCTCAGTACATAGAGTGTTTGCTTTGTTATACATGTTTACTGCATGGTCGTAGTTACTTTCCTGTTCTGCAGCAAATGTTGCACCTTGCAACATCAAAAGAATTTTTTCTGCACGGAGCAAGTCTTCTTTACACTTGTCACACTTGCAGTGACATTCTATAGCTGCATCGGTAAGTTTTGCAATGCAGCAATTTATTTGACAAGGAGCAACTGTATATATAGTGCTGAGGATATTTGCGTCAACTGCAGTGATATCTGCACTGTCCCAAAGCTCAATTGATACTACTCCTACCATGGCTGCACTAGCATTAGTTACAATCTTAATAATAGTAGCATCACTGTTATCCCAAGCACTGGAGGCAGGGGTTACGTAGATTTCATTCTTCTTGTCCTGGTCATAGATATAGATCTTTAGCACGTCACTAACATCTCCGTCCCAGCTTGTAGCCCCACCAGTTATGTCACCATCCTTTAGTCTGATGCTAATTTTTTTACAATTAGTTGAGATGTTTGCAAACCTTATGTCTTCTGCTGATGCCATTAGTTTATCCAGTTTTTGCTTTCAGGAAACCATCTAACCAGAAAGTCTTGGTCAGCTATAATTTTCCCCTTGTGATTATTTACGTCTGTATCTGACTTTAAGTCTAAGACACTAGGATACGAGTTGTTTACCAGCTTGCGTACAGAGTGTGGATCTTTTTTAATCTGCGGATTTATTAAGTTAATCCAGATACTTCCGTCCATTCCTGCATTTATTTCTGAGTCCCAGTACTTTCCGTCTTTCGCAGCTTCTATGACGTCTCTTCTAAATCCTCTCCCAACTCCCCCAAATCCATTTCTTTTTTTTACGTTAAAGACCCTTACCTTTTTTCTATCAGGCTGTAGAGCATAAAATTTTCCGCTCCCAAAACAAGCAAAGTTTTCTTTGCAGGCTGCTATAAATGCTCGTATATACAAGTTAGAGAGCAAGTTGTTGCTCCCCATTTCCATTAGATAGTCCCATTTATATTTTAAAGCTTCTTGCATTCCTAGGTTCATTTTATTTCCTACCGGGAAGTTCTCTACTTCTATTACGTGATAGCCTCGGTCTTCAGCTTTTTTTGTATGATAATCTTCTGATGAAACAACTAATACTTCTGAATCAATACCTTCCTCTTTAAAGATAGCTTGAACCCTATCTAGTCCGGAATATGTAAGATCAGTTACCTCTGGTCTTTTCCAAACTGTTATAAATATGAGGACCTTCATAGTAGAAAGATAAGGGGGAGAACCCTATTGTCCTCCCCATTACCAAAAGAAGTATTATTACCAGACGTACTGGATACCTGCTTCTGCGTAGGTTTGAGTGCTCAATACAAACGCATCATCAAATGTACCCCCCGTAGTAGTAACTACACTTCCATCAGCGGATGTGTAGTACAATACTACTTCGTTGAGTGTTCCAGCTGGAGCAATACCAGTAGAGGTTGGCCAATTGTGCTCATACAAAATAGTGATTTTGTCGTACTTCTCACCTTTGTTGGTGTATGAAGGCATGTTCTCTGGGAGATACATTCTGTTGAAGTTACCGTAACGGCTTCTGCAACGTGCTTCATCACCCGCAACCTGCCAATCATTACCAGAACCCAATACAGGTGCTGTAATCATAGCAGATTGATCAACTGGATCTGCGCCAGAAGTCAAGTTAGTGCTGATCAACTCAAATATTACACCTGGGTGAATTGCAGTAAGTTTGAGGTCTGCACCAGAAACATCAACAGTGAAGATTTTACTCAGCACTGGGTTATCGTTTATTGCTGCTGTAAAATTAGCTGGAGTATCACCAGCTGAAACATCAGCCAAATTACTAACTACAAAGCTAATGTTTACGATAAAGTGGTTTCTAGCTGCAGACAAAGGAAACTGCTTAGAGAATATGCTCAAACCATCTACATCATAGAAATTGTTGTAGTCGGTGGGAGACTTCTTGAATACAAACTTTAATTCAATTTCGTCCCCGGCAGAGCCAACAAAATCGCTGTCAGAGATAGTTACTATTGCACCTGCAGATGCCAAGAACCCATCGTGGCGAATGCTACGAATGTTTCTTGTGTTGATCATTGGGGTAGCAATTGGATTGTTTGCTGTGCCCTGAACAAACTGCAAGTTGTTGTACAACCACAAAGGATTTGCTACAGTAGTCAAGTAATCGCTAACTGCATCTGTAGTAGCACCTGCAGTAGTACCTGCAACTTCATCTGTTACGTCAACACCTGCTTTATACAAAGCACTATCTACCCAGGCCTTTCCGTCAAGGTCCCAGATTCCAATTTCAGGAGTGCTTGCAATATCGGTAAAAGTGCTGCCGCTCTCCAAAGATGAGGTGTTTGCAATAAACACCTGTGAAAGATTACTTCCCATTTTAATTTATTTTTTTGGGATTAAACATCATATTTATTCACTCCCCAGGACTTCCCTGGATTGTGTGTTATACCTCGGGTCAGAAATGGCCTCTAGTATGCTTTGTATTGCCATCTCAACGATCTCGTTATGAGTGTGAGGTGCCAATTCACAACCTACGCCTAAGGTTTTATTCATACGCTTAGGTTGTCTAATGTATTTGATATCAACAAATGTAGTGAAAAAAGTTTCGTCACTATGTACGTCGATAAAGTTTTCTTGAATAGTGTACTTAATTTTGTCGTAAGTGGTCGTATTAAACGGATCACTTAGCAATGAATATAAGTCGTCGTGCTGCACAAAACTCATCTTCTCTTTCTGCGCTGTTCCGGACTCTTTATACTTTCTGTATTTAAAGGTTTCGCTGTTGGCCGGATATGGGTAGCTTACTGTAGTAACAACCTCAGTTACAGGATGTGTCCAGTGTGCAACTATTGCACTGGCAGCGTCGTAAGTTGTAAGTAGCATTAAAGTGTTTGAATCACTTACGGGCGTAAGAGTTGTTTCTGCAAAAACTTGTAGGTTGTAGTCTGCTGTAGAAGCTGTACTAAGAATAGAGTTAAAGGGGCTTTGTGATGTTTTAGGATTTGACCCCACTGGGGCCACTCCTGCCATATAGGTACTGCTGTAATTTTGAATATTAGATAAGTACTCTAATGACATCCCATTCTCATTAGTAATGAGATCTGCTTCATCAAATTTTAAAGCTGTTAATATCAACCCTGGACTTGGGGGTGTGAGACTAATATTAAATGTGTAGTATACAATAGTCTCTTCGTCAAAATCTACTGCAGCGTTGCAGATATAGTAGTTTTCACTAAGCGCATTTACCAAGAACATGTAGTCACTTGGGAGTGGGGCTCTGTCAGCATAAAATCCGCTTATAGTCTCTCCTATATAAAAGCACTTAAGCCTAGCATCAACTACTAGTGCACGTAAGTCATCTATTCGTTTTTGAGATTGTTCAAAACCCTTACGATACTTGTTGCCCATGGGGTAGTATCGCTGCTTAATAAATGCATCCATTGCATCATTAAGTTCGTGATCAATCTCTTGTGGTAAGAGATTGTCAACCTGGAAAGATGCGATTTTTTGCACCCCCAGGTTGACAGCAATATGCATCTCTTCTATTGTCATTTGACTTCTTTAAGTTGTGCTCTCATGGCATTGACTTGCCCTGAGTTCTTTTTGTTGTTGAAGTAAATGATTGTGTCTGTGACGTTCTCTCCGATGATCTCATCTCCATAGATGTGTTGGTTACCGATCAGTCGAAGCACCCCAAGCTCAACCATTTGTTCTATTTCTGCACGGGTGTCAAGGTCTTTGTCTGTGCTGTATTTGATGAACAACGCGGGCTTCTCATCTTTAACAGCGTAGAGTTGATTCTCAACTTCCATGTCTGTAAGTTTCTCTGGTCTAGAACCTTTAGATAGCACTCTAAGAAGTCTGCGCATTTTGTCAAGGTCTGAGCTGACTTTAATGAATTCTTTGTCAGCCTCCTTCTTTAGTTTTACTTGCGCATTTTTCTTAAGCAAGTCTCGCTGAGGATCATAGATATAGAATTTCTTTGCTCCGTCTGCTTGCATTGCTGCTTCAGATTCTGCAACCTGTCTGTGTTTCATACACCACTTATAAGTAATGTAATCCAACGCATTTGTCGGATTACCTTCGTCATCAGTAGTGATATCTAGCTCCTTTCCTTCGAAGGGAACTTTGACAGTCATACTTGCCCAGAATGCTTTTTCTTGTCTAGGCCAGTCTGCATGTCCGTATGGGACATCTAGTATTCCAGATAAAAGCTTTCCAGCTTCTTCTCCTTCTACACCTCGGAGTGGTTGTCTTCCGACATAGATACTCCCGATACTAATTTTTGCGCCTGCACGTACTTCTTTAGGTAAGTGATTCAGGACTTCTTTTCTGCGGATATAAATTTTACGCATGATTTTGTTCTTTTAGAGTTTAGAAAGAATAACTAAGTTGTTCTTTTATTAAGAAGAATAACTTAATGAATTTATGGTAAGTGGGGGGACCAACCCGTTGGCGATCCCCCCTATGCAAACCAAACACAAATTACGATGCCACACACTGCAGATCGAGCGAGGTATCAAAGCGGCGAAGCAGGATACCAGCTGTTTTCAACATGTGTACAGACGCACCGTCTATATCACTTGCGCGAGTGTCAGACTCAGCAAATCCTTTAGGAACTACTGAACCTGCAACAGCCCAACGCAACATTTCACGACCCTTCTTATTGATCATCTGGAGGTTGTTTTCTCCGTCATAAGATGATTGGTCAACGAAGGTCATTCTGTAAGATTCCAATGGCAATCCAGATTCTGGGTGCTTAGCAGAAGCTTGAGCAACTGGGCCATGGTCAAACAATGGGACTTTTACTACGTTCACTCTGTGACCATCAACGTGATCATAAGAAGTGAAGTAACCTGTAATACCCAAGCTACGACCAGTTCCCGTGATGAACTTAGATTCCGTTGTACGGAGGTAAGAGTTAGAGGAAGAGTCAGCTGCAATGCTAGAAGAGCTCATACCACCACCAGCGTAGTAGTTACGGAGAGCCTTATCAAACTCACGTGCACCCCCAATACCAGTGTACAAAGTAACCTGCTTATCAGTAGCGTCAGTCATGCCGTAGAACAAATCACCAATAACGTCCTCAAGCTTCTTTTGAGTCAAAGTAGAGTAAGTGTCCTTGTTGATGATCTGCTCGAACAAGCCAGGACCAGCAATTACTGGTTGACCGTTTTCGTCCAACATTTCGTTTACGCCTTTATCATTGTAGGTCTTCTGTCCATACCAGTAGTACATCTCACACTCTTCCTTAAAGCGGAGCATGTGGCGGTACTCTTCGTAATCCATCCACAACTTAGTAGTAGAACCTTCCTTAGTTGGGAGAGAGAACTGAGCAACATAGTCTTTAGCGTTACCAGAGAAGTGGTAAGACTTACGTACAGTACCAATCTTGCTACGTACGAGACCTGGTGCACTCCAGTTAGATGCATTTCCACGAGAGAAGTCAACACCTACTGATGCAAACAACATACCGAACAAAGCACCTGCTGCAACGTCAGTTGAAGGCATGCTAGCTTGGTCAGGAGATACGAGCTTCAGAGAATACTCATAACCACCTGGAGCTGGTACAGGCTCAGCCATGATACGAGCCAATACACCTGATTGAGATACAAGGGTGTAAGGGAAGATGAACCACTTATCAGGGAATACCACCTTAAAGATTTGCCCGCCTGCACCTTGATTGCCGCTCAAACTAGTAACGACGGGACGAACGTTTACTTCGTGAGTCTTCACGCGGTACTCGTATTCGAAACGGTCAATAGATTTAGTATTTCCAACACCCTCAGTCAAGAACGACAAAGGGAATTTCTTCTCTTCGCGGCCTGCGAGGTGAGTAATAATTGGAGACAACTCTTCTGGTTTCTCCATCAAAGCATTAACCAACGAGTTAGTGTCGGTCATCTGCTGGTCATTATAGTACGTCTTAAGTACTTGAGTTAAAGCCATAGTTTTCTAGTTTTTAGTTGTTTATTGTAATATGCTACCCAAATCCAGTTGGTCAAAGTCGACGTTCTTGGAGCTGCGTTGTTGTTTTCGGGCGGACTTAACCCGCTCTTCATTCGATACGATTCGTTCTCTCAAATTCCGAGCAGCTTGAGTCTTAGCCTTCTTTTCAATTATACCGTTAAGGTCAAACCCACTATACAGCATATAATCTATAGCGAGCTTGATATCTGTTCCTGCTTCTTGATAGTCGAGATCACGTTGTGTCTCTCCGTTCTGTCCTACAGGATTAGATATGTAATCAAAAAAGTTTGATTTTTCTCTATCTGGGATACGGACCCCTGCAAATTCATTACCGGATTCTATTGTGTCAGCTACTTCATTCCAGAACTGTTGTTGTTGTTCTTGTTGCTGTTGATACAATTGCTGTTGTTGTTCCATAAGCTGTTGTTGCTCTTCTTCTTGGAACTTAACTAGGTGTTGCTTTGCTTTTTGTGCATTACTAAATAGTCTCCCAGAATCTTCATACGTATCAATTGTATCTTGTATGAATTCTGCATCGTGACCTTTATTCTGCAAAAACTGAGCAAGTATTGCTCTCTGCATACCTACATTGTCTTCAGCAATCTCAATAGAATTGTAATCTACTTGCTGGCCCTGCCTTTGAAAGAACTCACGGGAATCTCCTCCCGCTAGTACATAATCTAGATGTTGTTGAACCTCCGGGAACTGCTCAAACAATCCTGCGATCTGTTCTTCTGCAGCGTTTTGCGTAATGTCTCTTACAAAGTTTGTAATACCTTCTAGGGAATCTTCGTAGTCATTCTCTAACTCAAAGCCTAGGGTCTTAGCTACTTCAAAAGCTACACTTCTCGGTTCTTCAACTTCTTCAACGTCGTCTTCTTCGATTTCTTCTTCGGTTTCTTGTTCTTCAACCTCAGGTTCTTCGACTTCAACTTCGTTGTCAATCTCTTCTACCTCCTCAACTTCTTGAGAGGCTATGTCCTCAACGTCTTGGACGTCTTGGATTGTGTCAACTCCTTCTCCCAGCACATCGTCTAGGGTCAAAGAGTCTATGTTTAATTTGTCGTCTGGTTGCATGTTTACAAATTTATTTAGTTAATTCTATAGTTTTATGTAAAATTATTTTTTACAATACTCCTTATAATATATCACTGGCACCAATATCCCCCTGTCCCAGGTGCGCATCCCTTCACCCTCTTGCCTATTTTCCTGCTAGGTGCTGCCCCAAATGTCATGCTTGTTGCACGTTTAATTTTAGGACCATCATATTCTGGTTGTGGGGGTCTTACTGGTTGTTCTCCCATCAATCCTCTAACAAACTGTTCTCCTCTATACATTGGGAGATACACAGGACCAGAGTTCATAAATCTAGGATTAGCATAGGGAAGTACTCTTCTGTATCCTACAGGCTCAGCACCTTTAGCTGTTGCTCTTCTATTTATCCTAGTTGCTATTTTATTTAAGTACCCACCTCTTTGGTATTCTGCTCCTTGAGATACTCCATATCCCACTCCTGCCGCAGCTGGCACATATTTGAATAAATTAAACATACTTTCAGTAGCTTGTTGGTTTTTATTTCCCTGTAATATTTTAGTGATGTCTCTTCCAGGTGTTCCACGTTTGTACAGTTCTTGTGTAAATGATCGTTGAAGACTTGGGTTGTTTAGGATTTGAGAAGAGGCATCTTCTATGCCTTTGGAGCTATATAAGTCCATAGCAGGGAGTCCTCCTCGCGGGGTAGAGAAATAGTTTCTCAGCTCCCCAGTCATAGCGCTTGTTTCATCAAGCGTAGCTAAGTACTGCTTTTCAGGTGAAAGCGTGTATTTTAATGGGATAGGTTCTGTTAGGGACTTTTGAATTTTATCTCTAAAAGGCTCCAAAAGATTTTGTTGCATAATGGAGTGATAACCCTCATGGTATCCTGTAGATTTAAGATCATCCAATATTGGTGTCTTGCCTAGTGCTAGTTGTTTGCGGGCCGGATTGTTGTGCATGTATGCTCCAGACAAGGGGTTGTATTCTATTCGGTGGGTACCTCGTAGATATCCCCCAAATACACTGGGGTCTAAAAGCGGTGCGGATCGTATTTCTGGAATATCTGCTCGGTTATACTCCAGATTCTTCATATAGTTCTGTATGTAGTCTTCGTCTTTACCAAGCTCTTTTAAATTGCCCTCAATGCGCTGCATGTTAGGAGTGCCTGAAGCAAATTGACTCCTTACTAAATCATCTCCTTCTCTGATAGCAGCAGGAGAATTAATTAGGTATGAAGAAATTTCGTCTGTTGCTGGGATTCTAAGATCGTCTAAACCTTGAACTACTCGTTCTCCTTGTCCGGTAATATTTTTAGCTGCAGCACTTGCGTCTATTTTGGCCGCAAGACCTGCAGTTGATCTAGCAGCTGGTTTTATTGCCGATGCTGCTGCTTTAGCGACTGGACTTAAAACCTTAGAAGCTGCCTTTGCAGCGAGTCCTGGTCCTATTGTACTAGCTATTTCAAATACAGGGTCTACATTGGTTAGTCCTGCTGGGTCAGCCTCGTACATGCCTAATGGCCCCTCAAAAGCTTGCCTCTTCTCTAGCTCTCTCAAATCTATTGCGTCTTGCGAATCCGCAAGCCTTTGCAACATCATTGGGTCGGGGGTTGAAACAGATGTTGATTCTGCTGTTGGGTAATAAGTACCCCCACTTTGCATATTAGCTGGGGTTTCAATTACTGTCCCGCGTTGTGGTCCTGTTGGGAGACTTTGTACACCAGGTGGTACATTCTCGTATGACTTAACTAAGTGCCCTTGTTCGTCAAACTTCTGAATGTTAATTGGGGCTTTCATCCCCATGGTATTAAATGGGGTATTGGGAGGGACATCTGGGAATACCATACTTTGATTAATGTCCCCAGCCTGGTGTGCAGGTCTCAGTCCTTGCTGTTGTTGCTCTGGTGTATTAGCAATCCCTATATTATTCTGTTGCTCGAACTGCCCAATAAGATCTATTCCTTGATCGTACGCTTTATATACGTCAAGTATTGAGCCTGGGAATCCAGACTGCCTATGTCGTTGTAATAACTGCCGTCTAGTAGCGTTATTCATTACTCACCGTTAGGTTCAGTATCCCCTTCTTTATCTAATGCCTCACGCTTCAAGTCAATCTCTTTCAGCTTGATGTCGTAGTCCTGAACTAGTTTTTGCAAGTCTATGTCTAGACGGTTAGTTTGGTCTTTAGCTTCAGCATTGATGAGGGCAATCTCGATATCCTTCTGTCGGTCTCTATCTTTTTCTTGAGCTTCTTGCTGCATCTTAGTTTGCTCCATTTGCATCTGCTGTTGTTGCATTTGCTGTTGAGCTTGTTGCTGTGCAGCTTCAAGTTCTGCTTGTGCAGCTTCTGCTTTTCTAAGCTTCTCTTTAATGCCGCTGAAGTTCTCCGTGTCCATGAGATCCAGGACTGCAGATGCTGGCATCCCGTTCTGTATCATAGCCTGTGACAATTCCTTAGCTTGTCTGATATTCTCTTGGTCTCTACCTGCGTCCGATACAAAGATTCCGTACTCTGTCTCCATATGTCCTAGGGAGTCTAGGTCAATAAACTGGGTAGTGGTATCAGGCATTACATACATGCCTTTCTTCCCAGATATCCAAGCTTCTTTAGAATAGTCAAGCATCCCTTGTAGCTCTCGTTGTTCAAAGCGTGAGAACTTGCGGAATAAGTCTTCGGTAATATGAGATGACTGAACAATAGCTTGCTGTGAAGCTCCTTTGCCTTCATATGCTCCGATTGTGCCCTGACGTTGTCTATTTACCCCAGATATCTTCTCCCACTCTTGCATTGTGGTTTCAAGTAGCAGAACATATTGTTCTATTGTCTTGATAGACATGTCAAGTACTGACTGATGTTGCGGAGATAGTTGTATTCCTTCTTTGTTGTAGTCAACCCATGCAATACCTGTACCTTCTACGTAGTACATAAACTTATCTAGATCCCACTTCTTTGGGATCATGTTAATATCAAACTGCGCAATAATGTCTTTTGATCGTGCGATCGCAAGCTCCATGCGGTACTTGAATATGTTGTAATTAATCTGAAACGGGATACCCAAACTAACCAACGAGATATTATTGGAGTTAATGTCTGAGTATTTGAACCCGTTGATTGGGAGCTTGCATACAGAAGGGTTGTCTATAGATGTTCTCTGATTAGCAATTGGGCTAGTCTTGACGTAGAATCTACCATCAATCTTGGTTCCCTCCCATACTTCGTTTACCCATTCCCAGTTGATCTTCGCTCCTGCTTCTTTCATCTCTGCGGGCATACGATAAGATTCGTCTACCTCAAATTCCTCAATCATCCCAGTCTGTGGGTCGGGGTAGGCAACAAATCCAATTCGTTTACGAGACTTCCAGTATACAGTTACTACTTCTACTAATCTGTTGCGATAGATGTTATCATCTGCACCTGTAGCTTCTGATCGGTAGAGCAGGTATGTATCTACAGACTGGTGCTTAGGGTCTTCTAATTCTAGGCACTGCTCTTCTGTAAGATACTCCCCATACTGATCAATAACTGTAGATGCGTGAGCGTATCGTCTGATTATAGCCCAATCTCCGTCTTCGACAAACTCTACATCTGGGTCTTTATCAAAGTCTACATCAATGGGGTTGATAACATCATAGAAGGGCTCTGAGCGCCGCAC